GACGAGTGTATCAGCCCTGCTCCGGGCGGTGACGAGCTTATCAAACTCCCACCTCCGAGGCACGATAATCTCTATTTTAGAGATTGTCAAAGGGCCGGTACATCTTTTCCGGATTTTCGAGGGCTTGTCCCAGATCTCTGGGCGATTCTATTCGATCTTTAAACTGTCAGTGACAGCTACGGATCGCTTAGGTCGTTTAGGGTTCAAGGATGAGCCTGGTAAAGTAAGAGTCTTCGCGATGGTAGACTGGTGGACGCAGATGGCTTTGCGGCCTTTGCATCTACTAGTTTTCTCGATCCTGAAGTTTATTCCTCAGGATGGGACGTTCGATCAGGGGCGCCTGGTCGGATCTCTCCAAGAGAGAATCCGAGCAAAAAGCGCTATGAACAATGGTTCACGGCCCCTTAATAACCAAACGGGTCCCTTCCATTGCATGGTCTATAGCTTTGATTTATCTGCTGCGACCGACCGTCTCCCAGTTCTTCTACAGAGTTCCCTTGTGGACTGGTTAATTCCAGGCCTGGGGTCCTTATGGCAACGCCTCCTCGTCGACCGTACCTACCACTTTGGTAGAAGGGTTGACGGGAGCCGTCGTTATTCCGACTCTGGGGTCCGGTACGCTGCCGGACAACCTATGGGAGCTCTTAGTTCCTGGGCGATGCTCGCACTGACACACCACTTTATGGTGCAATTAGCGGCTCATCGCTGCGGTTTGAGAGGTTGGTTCACGGATTATGGAGTATTAGGGGACGATATAGTGATTATCGATCCGTCTTTGCTTCTGCGTATTTAGAAATTACGCGGGAGTTAGGCGTTTCGGTTAATCTCCATAAAAGTCTCGTGTCTAGTAATGGACACTTTGAGTTCGCTAAGCGATTTTGTTCTCCATTATTAACGCTTAGTGGAGTCTCATTGAGTGAGGTCACAGTAGCTGGAGGGTCGCTCGCGGCCCTTCGTGAACTCTGTTCTCGCTTTTCCATTGTCCCGAGCCTTGGGATGGTTGCTGCGTTCCTTGGTAAGGGTCCCATGGCCTGTAGCCGACTGATGGTTCCGTTTGCTCGCGCAGCGAAATCAACAGTTGGTCTACTGGTCTGGTTCCTTCAACCAGGAATGAGTAAACATAGCGCGTCGTCTTGGTCTCAGTGGTTTAACCTACTGGGCCTAGGGCGGTTCTCCTCTAGGGAGAACTGGATCGGAATTCTTGGCGAACTTCGATCTTATGTCTATGACCGGGTACCTGCACATGAAGTGCAGTTAGAGGACGCCGATCTCGGCGCTCTTCTATTCTCGGAACCATTCTATGGCGATGACGATATCTTCCCATCCTTTCCACAACCTCATAACGATGAGGTACTGATTGACTCGGTCAACGAACTCTTTGCCGATGGGCTCGAACCGGGGGGATTTAAAACATCCTTCCCGTTTTGGGCCTATGAAGGTGGAGAGAACCGACCAGATCGGGTGGATTCTGGGGTAGAGCGTCTGAACCAATTCCTAGGGGAAAACACCCCTATGGAGAAATGGTTTATGGATGAAGAGGCCCAATTGGGGGCTTTTGCTATCCGGCAAGAGACTCCGGTTCGGATCAGTGTTGGACAGTGGCTCCACTTATGGCATCGTTGCCAGAAAGTGGTGTCCTCTCCCAAAGCTGGAAGTGGGCTTACCGTAGCCGATATCTTCGCGAAAATCCCTGGATTTGCGGGTCTCAACATTGTCGGGTCTTCATCACCTTTTGGAGGTGGTGATCCTTACAATTCGACTCCCTCACGTCCGGGGGTTCCGGGAGGAAAACCAAAACGGTAACCCATTCTTCGATTGAAGACTTCTCGAGCTCTGAGTGGTGTCGGTTGACAGCTAAGTAGTACGGATAATGCCGTAGCAGCTAGACAACGAAGCCTAGACCACTAGGGTACCGAACTCTTTTATCAGGTCAGCGATGACCTATTTATCCATAATAATGGGAGAATGATATGAAGCGTCATTCACAGTGAACGCGTGCGACCAGACTGAATGCAGGTTACCTAAGTAGTACGAGTAATGTCGTAGCAGGTAGACAACAACAGCATAACAGCTAGCCTATGTAAGTTAGGATCAGGTGGATAGGACTCCGGCCGTAGCACGGTGGTACTACTTTCAACGGTAGTGCCTACTTCGTATTTGAATTGATGACCCTAGTAACTCGAAGGAGTGAAAGGGTGTCCCTAACAAGGGACTTAGAATAATCAAGATATGATCATCAATTCCCCTGACACATTTCCCTCAAAATGTGGGATTTTAATGTGCTGATAAAGCTCCTGAACACGAGAAGTACTATGCGAATAGCCTTTCCCCGTACCAAGTCTGCTAAGACCAGAGGCGGTCTCTTAAGTGAGAAGCGGTTTTTGTAAGCTGTCGTAGAACTGTAGCTACGTGAGGGTGATGGTCTTTAACCCATTCAGGGATCCCGTAAGAACAATACTTTAGGGATACAGCTTGACCTCTGTATCAGTCCATATCACTTATTAAGGGGGACATAGTCAAATATGTTCTCCCCAACGATATTTTAGGCGTCGTCTAAGCGC